ATCAGCGGCTCTGGTTCGATCGATTGCATTTTCAACCCCACTGGCAGCGGCTTAACCGAAAATTCCCTGTTGATGTTGCAACTCATCAACCGCACCGACATCGGCAGTGAGTTTGACTGCTACCTGCAGCTCACCGAAGAGGACAACTCGCCCAGCACCCAAAACATCTACTACGAATTTCAGGCGATGGTGACTCGCACTGGAATCGAAGTTGCGACCGATCAAACGATCAACTGTGCCATTGACTTTGTTACAACAGGCGAAATCAAACTGCTACTAGGCGAGCCGTCGGGCTACATCCTTAAGGAGGACACCGACCGCATCCGCCTGCAGCAAAACCTTGATTTCCTCTTGAACGAAGTAACCGACTAAACTGCTAGAAGACTTTTTGCTGTAGCCGGAGCTGGCGCATGGCTGACCAGAGAATTACGCAGCTGACCCAGCTCTCTGAGGCTGACGTCGCCAGCACGGACGTCCTGCCCATCGTAGACATCTCGGCCAGCGAGACCAAAAAAGTCACCGCTAAGGACCTGTTTGAGGCTGGCGCAACTCTGGCCGACAGCGCAAGCATCGACCTGATCAAGCTCAACCAGAGCAGCGCTACCAAACTTGGCACCACCGCTCTGGCCGACGACGCGATCACCGCAGCCAAGCTGGCAAACGACTCCAGCATCAACTACGGCGCGACCGCGCCTGCCTCGGACAATTTTGAAGGTCGCGGTCACGTCAGCAGCAGCACCAAATACTTTAGCGTTTGGGACGGCAGCGCGTTCCAGCAGGTCATCACCCCGACCGCCGGCATCGAAGACCTAGGGGTCACTACCGGCAAAATCGCCGCCAACGCAGTCACCACCGCCAAGATCGACGCCGCTGGCCTTGGTACAGCTGCGCTGGCCAACAACGCCGTCACCACAGCCAAAATCGCTGACGACGCCGTCACCGTCGACAAACTGGGCGCTGGCGCGGTCGATACCACGGCGCTGCTCGACGACGCCGTCACCACTATCAAGGTGGCCGACGACGCAGTCACCTACGCCAAGGTCCAGAACGTTAGCGCCACAGACAAGCTGCTGGGTCGCGTGTCTGCTGGTGCAGGCAACATCGAAGAAATCACCTGCACTGCAGCCGGCCGCGCGCTACTTGATGACGCCGATGCAACAGCGCAACGCACCACCCTTGGCCTTGGTACGCTTTCCACCCAAAGTGGCACGTTCAGCGGCACCCATTCCGGGACCAGCAGCGGCACCAACACCGGCGACCAGACTATTGCGCTGATTGGCGACGTCACCGGATCTGGCACCGGCACGTTCACGGCAACAGTGGCAGCCGGTGCCATCACCACAGCCAAAATCCTTGACGCCAACGTCACCACCGGCAAGTTGGCCAATGGCGCTGTAACCGGCCCGAAACTGGCGGCCGACTCCAGCACCATCGTCAGTGGCAACACCCCAAGCGGCAGCGGTGATTTTGAAGGCCAAGGCTGGGTCAACACCAACACTGGCCTCAACTACGTCTGGACTGGTGCGGCATGGCAACAGGTGGCTGCATTGCAGACCATTACTTTCAGCGACACCACCCCGCTGAACTTTGCGGTCAGCAAGCCCGACAATTTCAGCGCAACGATCACCACCAGTCTCGATAACCAAACGGCTGGCACGGTCCTTGCTGGACCGACAACTGGCGCAGCGGCTGCCCCAACATTCCGCGCACTAGCTGCAACTGACCTGCCGATTGCGGTCAGTGGCACCAACGGCGTCGTCCAACCCGGCACTGGCCTGTCGGTTACCGGCGCTGGTGTACTGAACCACACCAACAGCGCAGCCACTGGCACCTTTACCAAGGTCACAATTGACGCCCAAGGCCATGTCACCACTGGCACCACGCTTGCTGCTGCTGACATTCCAAGCCTTGACACATCCAAACTCACCACCGGCACGTTAAGTGCCAGCTTGTTTGGCACCAACTCGATTACTGGCGTCAAACTTGCCAACGCCTCGACCGTGCTGTTTGGCGGTGCAGGCAGCACTAGCGGCGTCGTCACCTTCCCGACCGCCGAGTTCAAGGGTCAGTATTTTTACGATGAGCTGAACCAAGACCTTTATATCTGGTCGGGATCTGCGTGGCTGCCAGTCACGATTACTGCTGGTGAACTTGTTTACGCAGGTACCTACAACGCCAATACCAACCTAGTTGCCTCTGTTACGTCTGCCGGTTCAGCTGCTGGCCTGACGGCTGGCGCTGCACTGCCCGCAGCATCAAGTACCAATAACCGATACTACGTTGTTGTGTCGCAGTCGGGCACTGGTTCGGGTAACGCACCGCCTGTTGCATTGGCACCACCGGACATGGTTTTGTCCAACGGTGCTACTTGGGACCTGATCGACGTTTCTAACGCTATTGCCGGTCAAACAGCCAGCAACATCAGCTTCACGCCTTATGGCGGCATTGCCGCAACCAATGTCCAGACTGCACTGCAGGAATTGGACGATGAGAAGCTGGGTGCTGGCGGCGGCACAATTACAGGCCAGCTGCTGATTGGAACCACCGGCAGCGTCGTTTTTGAAGGCAGCACCGCTGATGCTTACGAAACAACACTGGCTGTTGTCGATCCCACATCGGATCACACGGTCACGATCCCTAATATCACTGGCACGCTGATCACCACCGGCGACACCGGCACCGTTACCAGCACGATGATTGCCAATGGCACCATCGTCGATGCGGACGTTAACGCCAGTGCAGCCATTGCCGGCAGCAAAATCCAAGCCGCAACGACCAGTAACGCTGGTGCAGTTCAGCTGACCGATTCAACCAGCAGCACCAGCACTACCACTGCTGCTACACCCAATAGCGTCAAGACCGCTTACGACTTGGCCAATGCGGCCATGCCGAAGACCGGTGGCGCATTTACGGGTGACGTCACGCTGAACGCGCAGACCGATCTGCGGTTTGCCGACAGCGATAGCAGTAACTGGGTTGCGTTCCAAGCGCCGGCGACTGTGGCATCCAATGTCACATGGACACTGCCCGCTGCAGACGGGTCCAACGGTCAAGCACTGACAACCAACGGAACCGGCACCCTCGCTTGGGCCACTGTTGGTGATGTGACGTTGACCAGCACCCAGACGCTGACCAACAAGACACTGACCGATCCGGCGATCATCGGCACGATCCTTGAGGACGTGTACACCATCACCGATGGCGCCGCGTTTGAAATTGATCCCGGCAACGGCAGCGTGCAGCTGATCACCCTTGGCACCAGCCGCACACCAAAGGCAACCAACATGGCCGCTGGTGAAGCTGTGACGCTGATGGTGGACGACGGCAGTGCTTACACGCTGACTTGGACCGACTCAACCTTTGGCGGCAGTGGCGTAGTGTGGAAGACTAACGCTGGTGCGGCACCGACATTGAACACGACTGGCTACACGGTTATTGTGCTCTGGAAAGTCGGCACTCAGGTGTACGGCGCTCGGGTTGGTGACGCCTGATGTTGAATAACAAAGCACTGGCCGCCAGCGTTAGCGCCGGACCCGTTGTTTATGTTGAGGACGTCTTCAGCACTTGGCTGTACACCGGCAACGGCAGCACGCAGACAATCACGAATGGGATTGATCTGAGCGGCAAGGGGGGATTGGTTTGGGTAAAAGCAAGAGGATCTACAAGCTTCGGGAACGTTGATCATGCGCTCCACGATTCAGCGCGAGGAGTCACTAACTCGCTTCTTTCTAGTAGTAATAGCGGGCAATTTGATCAAACAACAAGCGGTGTCACGGTTTTCAACAGCAGTGGCTTTGCTATTGGAAGTGGGCCACGCTACAACGAGAGTCCCGTATCTTACGCCTCCTGGACCTTCCGCAAGCAGGCAAAGTTCTTTGATGTGGTGACCTACACCGGCAACGGCAGTAACCGCACCATCGCTCATAACCTTGGCAGTGTGCCCGGCACGATCCTCGTCAAGCGCACTGACACCAGTGGCGACTGGCAGGTATATCACCGCAGCCTAGCCAACACCGAATATATGGTGCTCAACAGCACTGCAGCCAAAGTTACAGGCGCCACCCGCTGGAACAGCACCACACCCACCAGCACTGAGTTCAGCCTTGGCACCGATGCCACGGTGAACGCCAACACCGGCACCTACGTCGCCTACCTGTTCGCGCACAACGCTGGCGGTTTTGGCACCGCTGGTACGGATAGCGTGATTAGTTGCGGGAGTTTTACTTCTGACAGCAGCGGCAATGCAACAGTAACACTTGGATGGGAACCTCAATGGCTTCTGTTTAAGCGTACTGATTCCACAGGTTCATGGGCTTTACATGACACTATGAGAGGCGGGAGTTTATCTGCAAGTTCCGATGGACTATCTGCAAATACAAGTGAAGCAGAAGGAGCTGGAACATCTAATTATGCCTGGAATCCAACTGCAACAGGTTTTCAGTTTAGGGCAAGTCTTGGTGGTAGTGGCGCCACCTACATCTACATCGCCATCCGTCGCGGGCCGATGAAAACGCCGACGAGTGCGACGAGTGTGTTTAGCGCGTTGAGTGTATCTAACCCTCCCACCCCTTATGCAGTGTCAACCTCCTTTCCGGTAGACCTCATCTTATCCACAAACTCAACATTAGTCCGATATAGGGCTGTTAATGATCGGCTTAGGGGAGGCAATCCAACGTCTTACAGGCCCCTTTTCACTAACACAACTGATGCTGAAGGCAGCTACGGTGGAATTGGATATAACTTTGCTAGCAATACTTCTGTAATCGATCATAGTGTAGAGGCTGGCCAAGGTGGCCGCCCGCTTTATTATTCCTTCCGCCGCGCTCCCGGCTTCTTCGACGTGGTGGCTTATACGGGGACAGGAAGTGCGACAACGGTAAGCCACAACCTTGGCGTGGTGCCAGAGTTGATGCTGGTTAAATCCAGATCCGTTGGTGCATTTTGGCGTTGGTACTGGGCACCGCTAGGGGCAACAAAAAACTTTTACATGCCAAATGATGAAGCCTCTGTTACTCAAACTGAAATCTGGAATAACACGAGCCCAACTTCTACCGTCTTCACGGTTGGCACGTCTACTGACACCAATTTCAGTGCTCGCACCTACATCGCCTACCTCTTCGCATCCCTTACCGGCATTTCCAAAGTAGGCAGCTACACCGGCACTGGTACCACGCTGAACATTGACTGCGGCTTCACTGCTGGTGCTCGCTTTGTGCTCATCAAGCGTTCCGACAGCACTGGTGACTGGTACGTTTATGACACTGCACGCGGTATCGTCAGCGGCAACGATCCATTCCTACTGATCAATTCCACTGCTGCTGAAAATACCAGCACCGATTACATTGACCCGCTGTCATCTGGCTTTCAGATCAGCAGCACTGCACCCGCCGCCATCAACGCAAATGGCGGGACCTTCGTCTACCTCGCTATTGCTTGATCACCATGGAACTCCGCAACCGCACCACCGGCGCAGTCGTCACCGAAGATGAGTTTCGCCGCTCTAACAGCAACACCAGCTTTCCGCTACAGTTGACTGCCGAGATCATCGACAGTTTTGGCTACGACCCCGTACTGCAAGGTACTCAAGCCACCACAGTGCCGCCGTACCAGTACAGCCAACGCAATGGCGTGGTCGAAGTCAATGGCCAGTGGTTCACTCATTACATTGCCGGTCCGGTCTTCCACGACTACATCGACGACAAAGGCGTGGTGCATACTGCCGCCGAACAGTACGAGGACTATTGCTTTGCTAAAGATGCCGATCAGGCCAAGTCCGTCCGCGCCGACCGCAACAAACGTTTAGCCGATTGCGACTGGACCCAGCTGGCCGATGCTCCGGTGGATGAGCTGACTTGGGCTGTCTACCGCCAAGAGCTGCGCGACGTGACTGCTCAGGCTGGGTTTCCGTGGGAGATCAACTGGCCGGAGCAGCCGTTGCGGTAAAGGTCGCTAAAATTGTGCTATGGCCATCACACCCGGCATTTACAACATCAGCCTGCTGCGCCGGGCGGACTACAGCATCACGCTGCAGTTCAAAGACAGCACAGGCGCGGCCATCAACCTGACCGGCTGGAGCGCAGCAGCACAGGCTTGGAATCAAAGCCGCACTACAAAATATGCTGACTTCACCGTCACATATACCGACCGGAGCACTGGCACGATTGCCATTTCGCTGACTGACGATCAAACTGCGTTGTTCCCCAGCGAAACGTATTACGACGTACTATTGACGAACACCAGTGGCCTTAAAGAGTATTACCTCAAAGGGATTATTTACGTCTCAGAGGGTTATACAGCATGACCACTGTTAATGTTACATCTATTAACAATACCGTTTTAGTTACCGAACAAAGCAGCACAGCTGTAGTCACTGTTCCTGTTACATCAACAGTAACGGCAATCACAGTTGGCCCACAGGGGGGATCGGGATCGGGAGGCAGTGCTGCCTATGAGTTTGTTCAGGCAGCACCGGCAACGACTTGGACAATTAATCATAATCTTGGCTTTAGGCCATCAGTTGAAATTCTTGATGCCGGCAGCCAAGAGATTGACGGTGAAATATCGCATCCGTCCGTAAACCGAACTGTTGTTACACTAAATCCAGCCTCTGCTGGCCTCGCTCGCCTGATCTGACATGGCACGGAAGTTCTTTACTGACATCGACCTGCAGAGCACGTCGAAGGTCATCAACGTCCCCACACCAAGCGCAGCAGGTGACGCGGTTCCCAAGAGCTACGTTGACAGCGCTATTGAGGGACTGGCATGGAAGGACAGCGCCCGCGTCGGCACCCAGAGCAACCTCAACCTGAGCAGTCCTGGCTCAGCGATTGATGGCGTGACGATGGCCAGCCAAGACCGCGTACTGGTCCGTAATCAATCCACGCAGACTCAAAACGGCATCTACGTCTGGAACGGCTCAGCGGTCGCCATGACCCGCTCGCTGGACGCCAGCACATTTGCTGAGCTAGAGCAGGCAATTATCACCGTTGAGGAGGGTACTGACGCTGGTACCACTTGGCGGCAGACGCAGATCAACGGCACGGTAGACAGCAGCAATGTTCTGTTTACATCGTTTGCTGCTGCAGCGCCGGCTGCCAGCGAGACGACTGCAGGCATCGCTGAGATTGCCACGCAAGCTGAAACCGACACTGGTACTGATGACGCTCGCATTGTCACCCCGCTAAAGCTGGCCAACTGGTCTGGCCGCATACGGAAGGTGTCGAGCAATATCGGTGATGGCAGCAATACTAGTTACACCGTCACCCACAACCTCAACACTCGGGATGTAGTGGTGCGGCTGTTTCCCAATAGTGGGCAGTACGACGATGTAGAAGCGGACGTGCAACGCACTGGCGTTAACACCGTCACTGTGGTTTTTGCCACCGCTCCAGCTTCTAACGCTTACCGCGTGGTAGTTGTTGGCTGATGGCACGTCAATTTCTTAATGGCATAAATCTGGTCAATCAACTGATCACCACTATTGGTGCTCAGATGAGTACCAATAGATTGCTTGGTCGCGCTACTAACGGCAGCGGTGCTCTTGAGGAGATTGCCATTGGTACGGGACTGGCGCTGACCGGTGGAACCCTTGCATCAACTGACGTAGCAGCCGGCCGCGTTATCTATGTTGATACAACCACTGGTACTGATGCGGGTACTGGGCACCTCAAAAGTGCGCCATTAAAAACTATTACCGCTGCTCTTGCCATTGCTCAGGCAGGAGACTGCATTTCCATTGGCGCTGGTATTTACACAGAAGCGGCGCCGATGATCGTGCCGCGCGACGTGTCTCTTGTAGGCGACGATCTCCGCGCCACTGAAATTAGGCCAACAACTGGCACGGCAACTAACAACTTGTTTCTGGTTGATAGCGGCACTCGATTTTTTGGATTGACCTTTGCCCGCCATCAAGCTGGGTCTTGGGCGGTTGCCTTCAATGCAGCAGCTAACAACACTGCTATTGGGGCCAGCGGCCTTGGCGCTTATGTCCTGAAGTCTCCCTACATCCAAAACTGCACCAGTTATACAGCCCAAGACGACAGCGGAACAGCCGGTAGCACCAGCGATGGCACTACCGGCGGGGGCATGGAAGTGGATGGCGCCAAATGTGCCCCCAACTCTCCCATCCGCTCGATGGTGGTTGATAGTTACACCCAGATAAACCTTGACGGCCCCGGTTGTCTTGTCAAAAACGATGGTTACGCGCAGTTAGTTTCCTTCTTTGGAACCTTCTGCTCGTATCACGTCAAAACCGAAACGGGTGGCCAAGTCAACATGTCGAACTCGACAACTGACTTTGGCACATATGGCTTGATCGCTGACGGGCGTTCAGCAACAGCATTGTTTAGCGGCACTGGTGCAAGTGCGGCTAACGGCGCAAATCAGATCGGAGTTACAAGTCTCAGCGCCAATAGGCTGGGTGGTAGCAATCGCCCCGCCATCGGCCAAGTGTTTGACGTGGGTGGCACGTCGCGCACTGTAACGGCATCAACTGCAATTGCTGGCGGGTATACGGTTACGTTCTATCCATCGCTAACCAGCTCTTACGCAGGCGGCTCGATCAGTTTTTACCAGCGCTCCCAGATCACCACTGGTGCCCACACAATGGAGTATGTGGGGTCGGGCACCAATTATCTGGCCCTCCCTTGGAATGGCGGTGTTCCCGTCCAAGCCAATGAGATTGTCGAACTTAATGGCGGTCGGGTGTTTTCTGCAACCACCGACCACCTTGGAGATTTCCGTGTAGGAGACCAATTTTCGGTCAATGGCACCACTGGTGAGGTGACCATTAACACCAGTTCGTTTAACGTTTCAGGTCTTAATGCGATTGGACCATTTAGCCGCGATGGTGGCATTACTAACGTTGGTGTTCAACTCAGGGAAGTTAGTAATAACACAACACTTCTAGCATCAACTGGTACCTATGACGGCAACACCGCGCCGACACAGTACGCCGTCAAGGAATACACAGGCTCTCGGTACGTCACTGATGTCGCCGTCGAGGCAAGTGGTCCGTTAAGCGTCACCGGTACAGCAGCAGCTAATGGAAGTGGGATCTGGAGCTATAGCAAAACTCTGAGCATTGCTGCAGCGACAACAAGCGCTCGTGGCACTATGAGTGCTGCAGACAAAACAAAGCTTGACAATTTAGCAGCATCAGCCACAACCGACACCACCAACGCATCAAACATCAGCAGCGGCACGCTTGATAGCGCCCGTTTAGGAACTACAGGGACGCCGCAATTTGCTGCCATTGGTCTGGGTGTTGCCGCAGATCCCAACTGGGATTTAAAAAATGCTGGTGGGACAATTGATATTCGCAGTTCTCTGACTGCCTCTTCAGGCGTTTATACCCTCAATGTGCAGGCGGCCAATGAATTTGTGACAGGTGCCGCCATCGCTGGTGCAACCACAATCAACCTCAGCAATTTGGCCAACATTCCAAGTGGCTATGTATGGCGTGGTGTCCTATCGTTTTTGTATACCAGTGGTACGATTTCGTGGTTTACAGGCAATGTATCCGCTGGTGCTACTGTCAAATGGGATGGCGGCACAGCAATTACACCTACGGCAAGCGATGTTGAAACGGTTGCTATTACAGTTGTGGGTACTGGTTCTGCAACAGTAACAATTGATGTTGCTGCATTGAGGGGGAGACCGTAATGGCTAGCGGACAGCGACGGACTTTGATGAGTATTGCGGGGGCTGGAGGAGCAAAAAGTTTTGGACCTAAGGTTGCCAACCCTTCAACACTTCCCACAGGCGCTGCGTATGGCGTAGCCTTTACTCCCGCTGGTGACTTTATCGCTGTTGCGCATGCTAACTCGCCTTATGTAACTGTCTATCCATGGACTGGGACATTTGGCACTAAAATTGCCAATCCAGGAGTATTGCCAACATCTACTGGAACCAGGGTGGCCTTTAGCCCCGCTGGCGACTATATCGCTGTTGCACACGATATTTCGCCCTATATATCCGTCTATCCATGGAATGGCACATTTGGCACTAAAATTGCCAATCCAGCAACACTTCCAGCGGGCAAGGGAAATGCGGTAACCTTTACTTCCACTGGCAACTATATCGCTGTTGCGCATGATAGCTCGCTATCCGTATCCGTATCCGTCTATCCATGGACTGGGGCATTTGGTACTAAAATTGCCAATCCGGCAACACTTCCGGCAGGCGATGGGACTGGCGTAGCTTTTACCTCTGCTGGCGATTTTATCGCCGTTTCAAGTAGTAGCTCGCCCCGCGTATCCGTCTACCCGTGGACTGGCACATTTGGCGCTAAAATCGGCAATCCAATAACACTTCCGCAAGGCAGGGGGAATGCGGTAGCTTTTAGCCCCGCTGGCAACTATATCGCTGTTGCGCATGATAGCTCGCCCCGCGTAACTGTCTATCCATGGACTGGGACATTTGGCACTAAAATTGCCGACCCCTCAACACCTGTACCAGGCGTTGCGCTTGACATAACCTTTAGTCCTACTAATGATTATATTGCCGCTGCACACGGCTCTTCACCCTTCGTATCCGTCTATCCATGGACTGGTACATTTGGCACTAAGGTTGCCAACCCCTCAACACTTCCAGCAGGCACAGCGCTTGGTTTAACTTTTAGCGCTGCTGGGAACTTTATTGCTGTTGGGCATTTGACCTCGCCCTACGTATCTGTCTATCCCTTCATCTAACTCATGACCACCACCGAAATCCTCGCTACCAACCTCGCCGCCCGCGACGAGGAAGTTCTTGGCTATCAGATCAACATTGACAACTACCGCCTTGCAATCGCCAAGATTGCAATTGAGCACACCGGTGACAGTATCCTCGATCAAGCCATGCAGGAGTTTGCCAAGCAACTAGAAGAAAGCATGCAACAAAACATCATCGAGCAACGCAAGGCCATTATCATCCGTGATGTGATCGCGGATCAACTTGCCGAATCATGAGCACCCACATTCTCGTTACCGCAGACAGCACCACGTGGCCCTACGACTTGGGTCAACTGCGCCGCGACAACCCCAACGTCAGCTTCTCCAACTACCCCAGTGAAAAGGATCTAGCACCCTTCAACTGCTATCCCGTGCTTCCCTCTGAAATCCCTGTTTACGACCAGCGCACCGAGTGGGTTGAGCAAACCTACCCCGAACTGGTTGACGGCACTTGGCACCAGCAATGGCAGGTCGTGCCCCGTAGCGACGAAGAGATTGCCGCCTATGACGAAGCTCAGCGCCCAGCGCCCGACTGGCAGGGCGCATTTCAAGCATTGGCGCAGGAGTTGCTTCCCACTGAGCGTTATCAGGACGTAGCCCAGCAATTTCACTTGCCTGACAACCGCTAGCATGAGTCCATGATCGAGGTCATCGCTGCTGTTGCTGGGGCATCCATCAGCGTGGCTGCGATGGGCGCGATGGGCTTTAGCCGCCGCAGCGACGAGGCCCGCGAGGCAGTGATCAGGCTTACCGCTGCAGTGGAGCACATCGCAACCCAACTGGAGGTGCTCCATACCGACATCCGATCTGATCGTCAGGAAACCTTCAAGCGACTGAATAATGTCGAGCAGCGGGTAGCTACGCTAGAGGCACGCCCACACCGTTAGTCATGGACGCGCAAACTGTCGCCGTCATCGCCATCGTTCTTGCTGCTGGCAGCGAGATCATCGCGCTGACACCGCTCAAGTCAAACAGCTGGGTGCAACTGCTGCTGCAGGCACTAAAGCTGATGTTCCCCAAGCGCCGCTGATCTGTGAGTAAATCACCAATCAAGCCAAGCGATCTGTTTCGCTACTGGAAAGGACTGCCGCATCAGCAGGCGGCGATCTTTGAATTAGAAGCCGAGCTATTAAAGGTTGCACCGGATTTGTTTAATAGGGATCAGCCTTGGTTTCAGACATGGAGCCAAGACGGTAAGCTGCATAGCTATGAAGCGGCAGCAAAGCTGATCAAGGAATTTGAGGGGTGTCACTTGTCGGCTTACCCAGATCCGCTTAGTGGCGATGAGCCTTGGACTATCGGCTATGGCACCACTCGCTACAGCGACGGCCGTAAGGTGCAGCGCGGTGACAAAATTACTGTGATCGAGGCTAGCAAACTGCTGGACCTTGAGATCGAACGCACTGCCGACAAACTGCGCGCCACGGTGCCGTACTGGAATGCCATGAATGGCGACAAGCAGTGCGCCCTGATCAGCTTTGCCTATAACCTCGGCAGCGGCTTTTACGGCACCACTGGCTTTGAGACCATCAGCAAACGGTTGAAGGAAAAGGATTGGGAAGCAGTCCCCGAGGCGATGCTGCTGTACCGCAATCCCGGTACCAGTGTTGAAGCTGGACTGCTACGGCGTCGGCAGGCCGAGGGGCGGCTGTGGGGCGAAGCTGCGCAAGCGTTGCCGTACAAGGTCAAGCCCAGCGATCCGTTCAGCACAAAGCTGTCGGCGCATTTCACCGTTGGCGAGTTTGCACTAGGCGATCCGGCGCGGCGGTTTATTGCGCAGCATCAGGTCGACACTGCAGCAGAGCTGGCGGCATTCTTGGAGCGCGTGCGCACGGCATTTGGCAGCAAGCGCATCACGATCACCAGCGGCTACCGGCCGGCAGCGATCAACCGCGCCGTCGGTGGTGCATCAGGCAGTGAGCACCTTTACGACGCTCCCAACGTGGGAGCTGTGGACTTTTACGTTGATGGCGCTGACATCAACAAGGTGCAGGCATGGGTTGATCGTGAATGGCCGTACAGCGTCGGCTATGGCGCGCCGAAGGGGTTCATCCACCTCGGCATCCGAAAAGGCAGACCACGCGTGCGCTGGGACTATTAGACTGCCGTGTAAGCCGCTACAAACGGCATGGCGATTACGTCTGCAAGAGTATCGCCAGAGCTTTTGGAGATACGGATACCGTACAGCAGCACCAAGGAAGAGGC